TGATGATGGCTGCGATAGCCGCTTCATCCGTCGGCTCTACCGACGCGATGGAAGCTTTGAACTTCTCGTTAGCGAGAAGCAGTTTCGGGGAACCGCCAAGACCGTGGGCGAGGATGGCGACCTGTGTGGAGATCTGGCCAGCCTTCGCTGCAGCCTGTGCGGTAGTGAGGGTGGCGTCCTGATCAGACACCTTCGTGGTGAGTTCGGTGACGCGGGCCTGCAACTTGGCAGGGTCAGTCTCGAGTTCTTCGCCGCCGCCGAGGAGCTTCGCGAGTGCGAGGTTCGACTGCTTCACAGCGTCAGCGGTTGCGGCCTTCACCGCTGCGTCGATCTCAGCCTTGGTGGAGGCCTTCTGGGCTGCGATGTCACCGCGAAGGTTCTCGACGAGGCGCTGTGCGCGGGCAGGGTCGAAGTTCTCGGCAGTCCATGGGGCTTTCGCGGCTTCGGCTTCTGCTGCGGCGTCTGCGGCAGACTTCGCGGCTGCGGCCTGAGCGGCAGCATCGCCACCGTCCCCACCTTCGCCCTCGCCGTAGCGGATTCCCATGAGCTGGTGCTTTGTGCGCCCAATGACAGCCATGCCGTCGACGTTGGACTGAACAGGGATGATGCTGGTCTTGATGGACACGGTTGTACTCCTTCGCGGCGCCTGGCCGAGTTGGGTGGATCGCCTGCTCTTGCAGGACGTGTGTGGTGGCTATTTGCCGTCAGCGAAGTGCAGAGCCTCGCGGTAACTTGAACGGTTCCGGCCTGTGTCATTGAGGAACTCACGCATGCTTGCTTGACGTTCCCGTACCTCACGGGTCGCACGACGGCGGGAAACATCATCACCAGCAGTCGCAACGTCACGCTTGGCCGCACGAATGTCGCGCTCGATCTCTCGTTGCTTCGAACGTTCCTTCTCCCGCTCGGGGGAGTATTCGACGCTCTCTTGCGGGATCGACAGGCCGGGAAGGTAAACTGAAGTTTTATCACGACAATTTGGGTGCCCCCAACCTGCAGCTTTCGCCTGGTCGAGGGTGCCCGCGATGGTGATGGACACCGTCCGGTCTTCCGTAGCGTGAGGCAACTGGATAACACCGGTCTGCCCGTTGGTGGAGAGAATTTTCCCAATCCATGGGGCACACAGCTTGCAAGCATCAATGCCGCCAACGATGGTGACAAGGTTGAGACCTGATTGCTGCATCCGCCAGATGCCGGCATCTTCGTAAGCACGGCGTACAGCGGTACGTCCGGCCATTTCTGCGTAGGAGCCGATGCGCCAGTTGCGGTCGGCTTTGTCTACGAACCCGGTGATGCCTTGTGACAGGAACTGTTGCACTGCCTGGGCTTGTGCAACCTTCATGGTCTGCCCGGTGAGCATCTGTGATGACGCGGTGAACGAGATGACCTTCTGGTAAGCATCTTGTGGGTAGCGGGCGATGCGGAGGTGCATTGCTTCAAGGCGTGAACTGAGGTCAATGGTCAGTGCAGCGACAGCTTGTGTTGCGTTGCCGGTGAGTGCGCTCGTAGATGGAAGTCGTGACGCCATCCGCAACCGTGCAGCGGCGGCGGCTTCACCTTCCTTCGCAGCAATGTCGATAAGTTCTTGTGCGAGCCCTGCACGGCGCAACTTGTCAGTGACCTCAATGGCGAGGAACTGCAGTTCGCGGATGGACTGTGCCCGGTATGCGGCAAGTTCGGCAAACGCCCGGTTCTGCGCGATTCTGTCGGCGAGTGCCTTTGTCTGCTCGGCGGTGAGTGTCGCGGTGGTTAGAGCCTGCTGCAACGCCACATCACGGTAGGAACGTTTCGCAATCTCACGGATCAGCTCATCCTCGGCACCGGCATAACGTGCGGCAAGTTCGGCGCCCAACTCCTCGATCAAATCAGCAGCGGGTGCAAGGTTCTCGGGGTCTGGGACGTAGAGCGGCACGAGCTACCTCCGCGTCTTCTTCCGGCGATGCTGTTTGGTCTGCTGGATGCGGCCTTTGGCTTTCTTCGATATACGCGGCATGAAGCCCGACCGAGGAACCCAAGGCATCAGTCGACCTTCGGGGGAACCCAGTTGATGTCGTTCTTGATACGTGAGCCGATCTTGAAAGAGTTGCAGTGCGAACACTTGCCGCTATCCCGTTCGGTGCAACCCTCAGGGTCGCAAAATGAATGGCACGGCCCATCACAGTGGATGCATTCGAAAAACCCCGGCTTCGCCATCTCGAACATGCGTGTTCCGCATGCACAACGCGGCGCGAGCGCCATCGGCTTAGTTGTGGGCTTAGTTGCCAGAGGCATCCGGGTCTCCTTCATCTTCGACGCCGGTGAACGTCGCAGGATCCGGGGCAGGCGAACCTTGCTCCATCTGCACCCGGGCGATCTCTTCCTTGATCTCGGTCTCAGTAAGGTTGTCGTCACGGACACGCTCACGCACACGAGCCTCAAGGGAGATCGCACGAGCCATGTCAAGAATCTGCAACGTGCGTGCCCGCTTCTCCGGGTCTTCCTGTGAAATCTTTGCGAACGTGACCTCGGGGACACCGAACTCGCCGCCACCCTTACCGCCGAACACCACACCATCGATGGCCAGCGAGAGGCGTGCGAGCTTTGCGAGAGCAGGTCGGGCGTGGATGCCCTTCACGTCTCGTGTGGCCTCAGATTCGCTTCTGTCATCAGTCACTTCTGTGGCGGTCTTGCTGCCGGACGGTTGAACCTTCCCGAATTCCTTCGGTGATAGGCCGATTGTGCGCAACACACGACGCTCGAGAGCATCAATGATGTTCAGGTGTGTTTCGTCACGGATAAGGAACTGAGTCTGTGTGATCTGCGAAGCGAGGGAATCGCCAGCAGAGCCGAGCGCATTGATGCCCGAATACACCTGGCGGTACACATCGAACGTGGCACCCTCACCAACACCAGCAGTCTCAAGATATGACTCAGGAACGGTGAGGCGACCCTGCCCGTTGTCAACATCACGGAACAGTGAAGACCACATCTGGTCAACCTTGTCGAAAACAGGTTCGTTGCCGAGGAAATCAGAACGACCAACGGACGCGAGCGGCCCGAACTGTTCCCAATCCGGGTTCGGCAGCATGTTCGGAATGTACGAAACAGCCATCTCAGAGATACCTGTCGCAACACTGACCGTGTACTTACCATCAGTAGCAAGCGCCAAATACTCCACAGGAGAGATCAGACCTGAGAGGTGTGCAGTCTCCGTGTGCTCAGTGATGGGCACAGCCTGACCGAGAACGTTCTCGCCACCCTTGTGGAGTGTGTACCGGATCAGACCAGCCGTGTGCTCCTCAATGAGGCGGAAGATGATGTTCGCGTTGTCGGTGCGGTACTCAGTCCACAACTTCACCGACGACAAACGACCGTGACGGAACGTAGGGATCGCAACATCAGCACGATACGCCTTCGGGAACACATGGTCAGCAACCTCGGTATCCCACACAGGGGCAAGGTAGGCACCACCCAGAGCGGAAGCGTACTCGCCAGCAATCAGCAACTGCGAGTGTGACTCATCAGAACGCATGATCAGGTCGAGGCGTTCCTGACCAGCCTTATTCTTATCCTCGAAATCGGGGAGCTCAATGAGGGGTGCTTCACCAAACAGCAACGATGACGACTTCTGGGCAACATCAGCAGGCAGCGGCAAATGCAGTTGGGTGCGGTTCTCACCCTCAGCAACAGGTTGCCCCCAGAACATCTTCGAGAGACCACCGATAACACCACCACGGTGTGCAACACCCTTGTGAGTGTGCGTTGCAACACCAGTGCCGGAGTAGATCGCTTTGATGGTGGCCATATCGCCCGCCCACCAGGCGCGGTGTTCGTTGTAGCGTGCGCCCGCAATGTGGAAAGGGGAGGGTGGCCACTGGTCAGCGTTTACCATGAGGCCTCCTACAGAGTCAAATATCAGTGTTTAGTTCTGTGCGACTTCGAGCCGCACGAGCGAGAACAGTACTTTGTTTTGGAATACCGGTTGACGGTGAAGGATTCAGAACAGCGATCGCATGCGCGAGTTTCATCGTCAAGGCCAGAAGCTCGACGCCAAGCCGACTTGCACGCATTCGAGCAGAACCGCAATGGAAGCTTCGAAACGAAAGCGTCGCCGCATTGGTCACACACGCCGGGGCGCTTTGGCCGGTCAGCCATCATCCGCCTTGCGTGCTCTCGATGCCATTCAACGCCTTCGGGAGATGAGTGCCATGCGGCAGCAATTGGGCGAATCGCGCTCAGGTGATCTCGCCATTCCGAAGAGTTCAATAGTCGCTGTCGCGACTCAGACCCTGCATGGTGCCGGTGGTGCTCAGCGCCAGCAATGCAGGCCAAGTTGCTCAGGTCGTTATTCAGTGGGTCGTGGTCTACATGGTGGATGTGGTTACCGGTCGGGATTGGCCCGTGCTCAGCTTTCCAAATCTCCTCATGGAGACGACCTACACCGTTCGTCTTGTCTGCTATCCCCGGTGTGAAGTACACGCGATCGCTGCGATGCTCCGATTCTGGGTAGCGACGGAATTTGATGCCATTGAAGACGACTGTTTCGGATTTCATGACCAAAGCATATCGAGTAGTACCGACATTCTAGGCAGCTAACTTTATGTGCTGACGCCAGACGTTCTCGGTAGTAACAGCACCGTACCTAACCGCGTCACACGCGTGGTCGGCGACTTTCAACGGCTTGTCTTCGCCCTTGAGTGTGGCTTCGGGGTCCCACGCGTAGCCCGGGGCTTCTTGGATGAAGCGTGGGCAGCCGCGGGTCGGGTTCTTCTCCGTCGGGCGAGCAATGAGCATCTTCCCGGCACCGAGCAAGGATGCGACAGTGCGAATGCCGTACAGCACCTCGTTGTCGGCCTGAGTTGATACGAGGCCATCCTGTGACAGCTGCACCCTAAATGAGGCAGCAGACGGGTCGAGGATCGTGTAACGCGGCTTCATCGGTGGGTAAGTGTCGATCGGTGTGTGTCCGCCGGCATCAAGCCATGCCCGCATCTGCTTCGACAGTTCCGCATCGGTGAGTTTCGCGTGCGACACCTTCGAGTCGTACGTCCACTCGTCAACCATGAACAGGCGAGAAGCGGGACGACCGTATGCGTCGGTTTCGGCGCTGATGGCGAGGATTCCGGCGACTGTGGGGTTTGTGGTGCCGTAGTCAATTGCGCAGCACAACAGTTCACGCATCTGCGGCAGGTCATCCCACGGGATGGTGTGCTTCGACTGCTCCCACATGTCGTAGATAGCACCTTCAGCAGCAACCCACTCGCCAAGGATGAAGCGTTTGTACCAAAGGCCCGTGAACTCTTGCTTGACTTGGTTCTTGTATTCCTCAGACAGGCCGGGGTTGTCGTCAAGGGTGAAGTGCCAGGTGCGCCAGTTCTTCAGGTCGAGGCCGATGCGGTCGAGGAACTTCGCTTTCAACCAGTGCGCTGGGCTATCAGGGTTTGTCGTGCCAAACAGCTTGGCGCCGGGAGGGGACATGCGGCCAAGAAGCTGGGTGAAGAACTCTTCAGGGATAACGGTGATCTCGTCCACATAGGCGAGAGCAACAGTCAGACCACGAAGAACTTTCTCAGACTTCTTGTCATTCGCACCAAGCACATGAACTGTGCGGCCCATGATCCGGCCTGTGGGTGCGCCGGCCGTGTAATGCACGAGCTTCGCGAGCGGGCCGAACAAGGCTGTGTCCATCAACGGTTCGAACACGTTCCGGTACGCCGAATCACGTGTACGAGCAATGACGACGATCACACCGCCACGAGCAAACATCACGGCCATGAGGAACCGCAGCAAGGAGACGATCGTCTTACCCGAACGGATAGCACCCTCAAAGATGTTGATGCGCGCCCGGGACTCCTTCAGCGAACGAATCTGCTGAGGACCAAGTGTCGACATCTCCGGTAGCGGTTCACCATCAACTGTGAGGATCTCGTCAGTCATCGTTGAGCCCCAACTCGAGGATCAGGTTCATGAGCAGCGACTCCGCCTCACCAACACCCTCATCATCATCATCACGAATCAGATCGCGGGCATCCTTCAACGCCAACGACGTCGCCCGATGCAGATTCAACAGATCACCAGTAGGCGCCCGGTCGAGTGTGTGCTCCTCGTAGCTGTTGTCCTTGCCGCCGAAGCTGAACGCAAGGAATGGCTGATCGATCGCCACCAGATGATCAGCAGCCTTCGACATGAGTTCCTCGATCAACTCGACACGACGAGCCTTCATGTCCATCTGTCGTGCAGCAACAGCAGCAGCAGTCGGACCACGATCGAAGGTGAGTTCTTCCTCCTGCGCAATGCGAGTGACTACGGAAGGGGCGATGGTCACTTCACGAGCGATAGCGTTCCGGGCCATGCCGGACTTGATCAGTTCGATGATGCGCGCGCGTAGCTCGGGGGCGACTGGTCTACCTCGGGCCATAAGGATCACCTCGGTTGCGCCGCCTGGACGCGTTCGGATGAGGCTCAGCCTCGGGGGTTGTAGGGTTCGGCAGGCTTTCGCAGGTACACCTCGACCCGAGAAAGGTAACGGGTGGTGCTCGTAGCTGGTGTCCTTCGCCTGTGATTCCATTCAGCGTTGACGTGGGCCTGCCGAAGTTGTGGGGTTGACCGCCGCAGCTTGATCTGGCTCGGTCGTGTTGAGTTGCTCGCGGACGGCTTGGCCGAGATTGCGAGGCTGGGTTTCCTTTGGAGGGGAGGGTGTTCCGAACTCGCGCGAGGTGTGCACGCTCTGGGCGGCTAGTTGGCTGCTCGGCGGTCGGAAGAGTTGTGGGCGTTCAGGGAGGGCCGCTAGTGCGAGTACTCGGTTTGCTCCCGCCCCACGTCTTGCGCTGGCCGTGACGGGCACCCTGCGCCTGAACGCACAGATTAAACGAAAGAAGGCCCCCAACCGAAGTCGAGGGCCCTTTCATGAAGTTCTTGCTGAACCAGTTTTTTACAGACTAGTGCAGTGCCCTCCCATTATGACACATTAGAACTACGCGCGTGTAGTTCGTCGGCGTGTCCCGGTTCTAGGTTTTCGTCAATCTTGGGGTTGTCGAGTTCCCATGCGAATGAACGTACACCGGCCGATCCGGTTGCTCTCCATGCACAGCATCCGCATTCGACTGCGCTCTGTTCGAGGCCTCCTTGTCCGTCTGGGCGGTAGGTGGCGGTGAGGGTGACACGTTTCTCTTTGTCGTACCAGCGTCCGCCTTTACCGTTGTTCCCTGAGTTGAGGACTTTCTCGAACCAGCCGAATCCGCACTGGGGGCAGGGGTAGGGCTGTTTGGTCGTGGGGTCGATGAGTTCGAGAACGATGGGGGCGGTGATCTTTGCTTCGATGCGTGTCTCCCATGCTCCCCACATGTCGGACCATCGGTCGATGTCGGTTTCGTCGGCGGTGACCATGAACGTGGTGTACCAGGTGCGGAGGTTTTGCTCTGGCGTGAGGTGCGGTACTTTGTCGGAGGTTTTGTGGAGTTCGGTGAGGATGAGTGCTTCGAGGGTGTCGTACTGTTCGAGGGCGTCGGTGTCGAATGGGACTTTGGAGGTTGAGGCGGCGAGGCCGTTGCCTCCGGTGAGGGTGGATGCGATGGCGTCTCTGAGGAGTTTGATGAGTGGGTCGCGTCTTACCCAGCGTGGGCGTCCTTCGATGTTGGCGCGGTAGGGGTGTTCTATCGTGAGTCGGTCTACGATGTCGAGCAGGGTGTCGGTCATGGTGTCTCCTGGTCGTGTTCGTTCTGCAGGTCGGTGATGCGTTGTTCCCATGTGGTGCGGCCTTGACGGAGTCCGTCGATGCGGTTGGTGAGGTCTTGGCCGTGTTCGGTGCGGCGTTGTTCTCGGTTCATGTTTTCGAATTCTTCGATTTGGGCGATGAATTGGGCGAGGATGTAGCGGGCGGTGGAGAGTTGCTCTTTGATGGGGCGTCCGGTGGTCATGGTGTGCCTTTCGTGTCGGTGGTGGATTCGGGGTCGGGTTCTACGACTTCCCATTTGCGCTTGACCCCTGCACGGAATTCGTCCGAAATTGGTTCGCCGCGGTGCGTGACGTGATCCCAAAACGGTTTTCCGCACATATCGCAGGAAGAGAACGCCTGCCCCACCCAATGGAAGTCAGTGC